CCTTTTTGCCTACACTGAAATCTTTTGCAATCTTTGCGCGAGTCTTCTTATTTACCGTTCCTTGGCGTTCTGCAACCATAGCGCCGAGTTTGACTGCCTTCTTCTTCATATTGACTCCTTAGATGAACTGTTGTTCTTTTTGCTCGAATAGGTCATCTAAGTTGATGACGACTCTCTTCGCCTTCTCTGCTCTTGACAGAAAAGGATTCTTCATATGGTGGACATTATGCTGCCCATTGTTTATGATCTCTCGCGCTCTGATTTCACAGAACCAGAGGGCCATCACCATATCGGTCTTGCCCTTAGTCGTAGGAGACCAGGTAATAAGTTGCTCTATGAGCGCCTTGACATTCTCTGTTTGATCCGAAGGAAGATGGATAAGATTATCTCGATGGTGCTTACCATCGCTTTGCTTCGTTCCAAACAATGTGGACATACTGGCAACTCCGAAGCCTGCGTCCCACTTGTTGTTTCCTGTGTGGTGTTCACGAAGGATGACACCTCTCGTTGCTAAGAATCTTCTAATGCCCTCATCCTGCGTCAAGAAGGACTGGAAGGCGTTACGCTCAACAATCCACTCGGACGGCTTATAGAGTTCAGTCCAGTCAAACATAAGTTGACGAATCTGGTCAGGCGTAGGTCCCGTAATCTTGATGGCATCAACGATGTAGCGCTTGTGCGTAGCGCGGTCGATTGCGTAGCAGACCGCTGCTGTATCTCCAACCATCGCTGGGTCAAGGCCACAGACAAAATGAAAGCCTTGCGTTGTCTTGGGATGTCCTGGGTAGCCAGGGTTGAGGCCGCCCGACTTACGCATACCGTCAATAGAGCCACGCACACAAACAGGATCAAAAACAGCATTGTCAGAAATATCTTGCTGCTGATAGACCAAGGCCCAAGTAGAAGCGTCCATAGCCTGACGTTCGTTGTAGAGGTGACGACCATTCCATCGGGGATAGAGACCATCCTCGGTCTTGTCACTCTCCTCTTGTCCATCAAAGGGTTGGTCTGAATACGGCCAGAGTGTGACCCACTTCTCAGGGTCCTCATTAGGCTCAAGTAGGGCTGGCATCGCTAGATAGGTCCAAGGGACCAAGCCGCCTGGGTATCTATCTGGGTTACGTAATTCTCGGTAGAGGTCTACGGATGCAACTCGCGTACCTACAACAACCAACTTACCCGTTGGGTTCAAACGAGAACGTACGTCCTGGGTGAGCCACTTGATCTGTCGCTCAAAGTCATTTGCGTTAGACAAGGTAACGGCGTCATCTATGATAATCATATCTGCGCGTTTGCCGTAGATCTGACCGCCGATACCAACGGCTTCTATGTTCGGGTCCTTCTCAGAGGACTCCCTGAGTTCTTCCCCAAAGGTAACGCGGGTAGCCTGCCAGGAAGCAGTCTTGGTATTGAAGCCCACCCCTGCAGCGTAGGCCTGCTGGAGTTCTTCGTACATTGGGTGGGTAAGACGCTGCTTGATAGCATAGAGGAAGTCTGCTGCCAAGCGCTGGGTCTGGGAAACTATGAGAACTCTAAAGTTAGGATTATTGACGATCTTGTAGGTAACGTAGTCCACAGTCACCGTCATTGACTTGGCGTGGTTCGGTGGAATGTTGATGAGGATGCGGTTATTAGCCGTACCCCGCTCAAAGCGCATAGAGGGGTGGAGCCAGCCTGGGTCCTGACCCTCGATCACTTCTACCAGGTTCTTTTGGTGGGCAAAGGTCTCAGAGTGGAGGAAGCGTTTTCTGAAAGATACAAAGTCTAGGTCTTGGGCTTCAGCCTCGGTAAACTTCTTGGATACCGCACCTAGCCGTGTTCTATCCGCTAGGCTCTTGAAGTGGGGGTCTGACCTACGGTAGTACTCCCAGGTCTTGGGGGACTTACCTGCAACCCCACAGGCCTGCTCTACTGTCATACCCTCCGCTAGGCATTGGAGGATGACCCTCTTAGCCAGATCAGCGGCTTGCTTGTCAGACATCTATCGTCGCTTCTTGTTCTTGTCCTTATTGAAAACCTTGGCAGCACCTGGCGTAGTACCAGCGGTAACGCCTGCTGCGGCTCCGCCGCGCTTGAGAATCTTGCTCTCACCAACGGCTTCTCTCATCCGCTTGGCTTCCTTCTTGGCCCCACCGTAGCGCAACCTGTTGGAAGAGGAGGTAGCCCTATTAGCCTGCTTCCTCGTAACTTCCTTCTCTACGACTCGGACCGTAGGGTTTTGTGTGTTGACCTTGATGGACTTCTCGCCACGCTTGTTGATGTAGCCCATCCTCTTGACTGGGATCACCTTGTCGTCGGTCTTGACAACGACATCACGCTTTGGGGCAGTAGAGGTCTTCTTGCCTGTGGCTGCCTTGGGGTTGACCATCTTGCCAGAACCGCGAGCCTTGTTAGCGGCCTTGAGAACTTTGGGAGTGGCTTCTTTGGATACAGCCCTGGCAAGGGCCTTACCCGCTACAGCGCCTACCTTGGCTCCGCCAGCCATTGGGATAGCAAATGTTGCGATAGTCTTGGCTACATTAGCAGCACGTTCTACCTTGGGGTTCTGCCTACCAGCAGTCGCGGTGGAACTAGTCGACGCTGAAGGCTTGATTGCCTTGAGGCTAGAGGTCTTCTTCTTGTTCTTGGCCATTGCCATCCTTTGGATCGGTGGGCAGATTACACCCCACTAAAAAGCACCGCTAGGTGCTTGAAGCACCCGAGGCGACCACAGGAGCCGAGGGGTAAATACTGTTGGTGCTAGGCCCCCGAAGTGTCAACGAGAGGGGGCCGTATCGAGAGAAACTAGGGGCGTACCGTTTCTCTCTCTCTACTACTACACTAAGGCAGAAAAAAATAGCGATTTCCCTCTAATGTGATGGAAATCACCTAATGTTCATATTTGAATGTGGACAAATATGGACATATTGGTACAGCCGAACAACAATAGATTGACTTTAGTCGAGATATTTTGTGAGGGAGTACATATACAGTCGGCGCGGACTATAACACCCCGCGTCCGTTTTGCCGGTATTGCGGGCTTTGCCCGCATTGTCGGTCTTGTCTGGTAAAAAATGCGGGGCTTGCTACCGCTACGGCACTCTCTCGCCGGTAGTAATTCCCTCTCGCCTACCTAATAAACGGATTAGAAACCGACGGCACTACCGCGCCACTCTCGCCCCGTGTCGCGTGTTCGCCTACCGCACATACTCTCACCCTCATCCATAGGTCAAGGCTTAGCACTCTCGCGGTCTAAGTGCTAACCGATAGACCTAAATAATGTGCTGTGAATCATAGCGTGTTGCCCTTGCCTATATGTTATGAAGTGCTATGCTCTACCCATAGCGGAAATACCGCTAGAAATACCGCAAGAAATAGGGGCTAACAAATGAAACTAGATTACGAGATGTGCGTGAAGTGTCTAAATCTTCTGACCACTCTTCACTTTCCCGACACTTCTAAGGTGTGCGACATATGCCAGAAAGGGGCTAAGTAATGACTACGATTCACGCGGGCGACTGCCTCAATGGGTGCGCTGTATGTGCTGTGAACTATCACGAAGGGCAAGGGGTGAGCGTCTGCCTAGACTGCGGACTAGACCTAGACGAACAGCGAGAGAGGGCGAGAGTTATCGCCTATAAAGAGAGTTATTTAGCAAGAGGGGGCAAGTAATGAACACGACAGTAAAGCCGATGAGACCGACGCACCTAATTCAATGCCTAGCGGGAGAGTTGCTAGTAGATCCCGCGATACTCTTCGAGACGATACGAGAGGAAGAAGACCTAATGAGGGTAATCCGCTCATATGGCGAGGGAGATTTCACCTATAGCGAGGTCTTGGATACGGTAAAGGATTACGTCTAGGCGTAGGTCTTGCCTATCGCTTACTGTATGCTATACAGTAGGCGGTAGGGAGGGCGTAGGCTTTCCACTACCAACAACAAGGAAAGAGGGGCTAACAATGGAAACGACAACAACAACACCTCGCGCCTGGGTAGGGTGCTTAGGGTGCTATAACGAGGGGAGGCTCAATGGGTCTTGGGTAGAGGGCGAGGAGGCGGGAGAGATTTCCCTAGCCGTCACCCTTGCCGGTGATAAGTGCGCAACGTGCGGGGCGGATGAGTTCTGGGTATTCGATCACGAGGGATTCGGGGGCGCACTCAGGGGGGAGTGTTCACCTATGGAGGCGCAAGAGAAAGCCGAACTGCTCGCAAGCGTGGACGATAATGAGCGCGAGGCGTGGGAGGCGTGGCTTTCTAATGGGTGCGAGGCAGACCCCGATGAAATGCGGGAGGCATATTTTGGAGAGTTCGAGTCAGACACCGCTTTCGGTGAGGAGATGGCTAACGCGTTAGGAGTGCTTCACGATCTGCCGGACTCTCTCTCGTATTACTTCGATTTCGAGAGATATGCCCGCGATCTTCTAATGGGTGATTTCTGGGAGAGTGGCGGTCACTACTTCCGCAATATGTAGGTTAGCCCCTGCCTGCCTTTCACCGCGCAAGCGGTGGAGGGTGGAGAGGGTCTAAAGGCTAGACACTCTAAAGCCTCTTAGGAGGGGGCTAGATATGAAACTGACCAAGAGAGGGAGGAGGGCGGTAGCGGCTGCCGTCCTGCTATGGCTTGCCCTGATCTATTACACCGCCACGCACATCCACTACACCGGAGAGGGCTACTGCTGGGGAAGTTTCACTCAATGCTACGGACAAGAGGGAGGGGGCAAGAAATGAAACTAAAAGAGTGGCTACTAGACAGACAAGAAAACGGCGATGACGGCACGGGTTTTTACGATTACCAGGACGAGAAAGAGGGAGAGGGCGAGTGATGAACACCAAGATAGATACACCGCAAGGGCTAGAGGTTATATTCAGGGAGAAGGAAATCATCTCCTATGCCAAGAGTGTGAAGGTAGCGAAGGACGGAGAAACCTTTATCGCTGACCTACGCTACGACAACTGTTGGGGCTACGAGATTCTATGGTCTGACCTAAACGGGAAAGAGGTAGAGGAACCGAAGTGGGCTACCGAATACGCCGACCTCACCTCATACCACGAACTCGCTTATATGTTAGACGAGATGGGGGCAGAACAATGAACGAGTGTTTTATATGCGGAGACACCGCTACATTTATCAAGGAGGATGGCGGTTGGTACGTATGCCGTCAGTGTATCCACGACGGAAAGGACTTAGAGTGATGAACGAATACGATATCCGCTTCGAGTTGGTCTATTTCACGAAGTGGGAGGGGGTGGACGCTGACCACGCAAAGGAGGGGGCGATCGAATACTTCCTAGATGAGTTGGCTACCACTCGTAACCGCGAGGAGTGGAGAGAGTTGCTAGAGGTGGAGGTGAGGAAGATATGAGCCGGTGTTCTGCCTGCTATGGCAGGGGCTACTATGTCCTCACGCTCTTAGGGGAGGATGACTACCAAGTAGTAGTCTGCGAGTGCCAGATGACGAGGGAGAGGGAGGGCGAGAGTGGCTCTCTGTAATGTGTGCGATATGCGTATTGATACTGACCTAATGGTGAAGCACTATGCGCTCTGTGATGATGACCTAGTGGGCGGAAGTTCCGCACCCTACGGGCTAGAAGGAGAGGGAGAGGATGACTAAGGAAGAGACGGAAAGGGTGGAGAGGGAGGCGGTACGCCTCGCTGGTCCAAACATAGGCAGGCAGATCAAGGTCAAGAAGGTGCTGACCTACATAATGACCGACCTCGGCGGCACATTTATACAGGAGGAGGTGGCAGAGGATGAGTGGAACGAACTTCTACACAGTTAGAACATTCGAGGGGGAGGCTATCATCGGCACAGAGTCGGTGGAGGAGGCGTTACACTACTATCGTGAACACGCACCTGCCAAGATACTTGTCTCCGTCTGGGAGGGAGAGGGTGAGGACATCCACCAAACGATAGAACCGATCAATGTTACAAGCCTTGTAGTACAGGCACAGATTCAGCAGTTCGACAAACTAAGGGGGTTACGACTATGAACGAGAAGAGGGTTGCTACGGCGGTCAAGACAGCCGTATCCCTACGCAACTACCAGAGGGCGAGAGCGAGGGCGCTCACGAGACTTGCCAATGAATATCCCAATGTCTATAAGAAGTTTCTGGACGAAGAGAAGAGGCGAGATGAAGTGGAAGGCAAGAAGTGGCATAGTATTAGTGATAACCCTCGCTATCGGGTGGGTGGCACACGAGAAAGTAACAGTGCCTCCTCCCCCCAAAGAAGGGGTAAGAGAGGCCGTCCTCGAAGAGCGAAAAAGACACGCAACAATGGGAGAAAAGCGTGAGAACCGACGCATCGCCAAGACTTACGCTAGTGCAGGGTGGGGATGGAGAGGGCGAGAGTGGAAGTGCCTCAACTATCTTTGGTCCAGTGAGTCGAGGTTTGACCACTACGCCGACAACCCGACCTCATCTGCATACGGAATCGCTCAACGACTTGGTGAAGATAGTCGACGACCTCGTGTCCAGATACTTAGAGGTCTCCGATACATTGATCACCGCTACGACACGCCTTGTCGAGCGTGGGCGTTCTGGCTCCGCAACTATCACTACTGAGGGAGAATCTAATGCGTAGATGGTGGCTCTATATTGGTGTGAAGGCTGGCTGGATTAGCCTGCCCTACTGCCAGACCCACGATGGGGGCTGGGAGTATATGTCGGAAGAGACACGCCAAGAGTGGGAAGATGGCGGTGATCCCTGCCATACTGTAATGATTCTGCTAGACTCTGACTAACGCTGGTAGCCCCTTCCGTTCCAGCCCCTCCTAACGAGTAGCCCTCACCGAAAGGTGAGGGTTTACTTGTCTGTGGAGTAGAAGCCAGAACCTCGGAACTGAATAGAGGGCGTGGTGTATACGCGCCACATCTCTACCTTGCACTCTGGGCAGGAGGGAGAGGACGCTTCTGCGTGGATGGAGCGCTCGACATCAAACTCGATGCCACACTGCGAACACTTATAGGGGTAGCGCATAGTTCAGATTGAGAAAGCCGACGAGTTTGATTTTCTTAGATGTGTTAGCAAACTCTGTGGTGGTGGGCATCCATCGCTCTTCCCACGCTGGCTGTGGTACACGCGATAGGTCAAACGCAAAGACTCCGTTAGGTGTTGAGTTGATATACCAAGGGTCAAGGACTCGGAAACCTGCCTCGTCCACAAGACGGACATACTTGGACTGCTCAATGAGTAGGTCTGGGTAGTGTGTGTGACGACACTTGAGTTCGATGTAGAACTTCTTGTCGTCGGAGATGCAGTCGAAACTGTCGTACATTCCCTCTGACTTGTATAGGTCAGGGAAGTGCTTGCCTTTGAGGTACTCAAAGAGATCGGCCTCCTTCACTGGAGTTCCTTCTGGATAGCCTGGATAGTTTTGCAGGGGTATGCAACTGGATACCAATGCTCTCCCCAGTTACTTCCTGATTCGTGGCATACAGCGCAATAGATGGTGGTCATACCCTTGTATGGTTGGTAGGCCTTATGCAATTCCACTACTGCACGAAGGGCTAACTCGTGAGCGCCACTACAACAACTCAAACTATCTATCTTTGCAAGCAATTCTTCGTGTGTTAGTTCCAAGGTGACTCACCGCCAAGGTTTGCAACTACCTTGCGGAGCGCATTGAGGATGCGCCGGTCAGCAGTGGAGATGGCACAGCCAAGGTAGGTTGCAATCATCTCTAGTGTGTAGTTCTCGTGGTATCGAAAGCGCAGTATCTCCTGCTCATCCTTCTCTAACTTGACATAACTAGCCT